TCTGTCACCAGCTAGTTGTAGTTGTCTGCCTCTGAATAATACAGGGACAGGAGCTACGACTGATGAAGGAAACTGAGCACCCTTAATCATGAAGGAAGATAGTTCAACGTCACCTTGAGCATAAGCAGGGAAGTTACATGTTACTTTGAACATGTTAGAACGTGCACCACCGCCTACTAGCTTAGATTTAAAATCGTCTACGCCTAAAATTGCCATTATTCTTCTCCTAATTAACTACCGGCGACTTCTGAGAAATCGACTCCGGTTCTTGTTGCAATAAAGTTAAGTGAGATGAAGTTAATAGACCTTGAAGGCTTGATAAAGATATCAGCAACAAATCTATTAGCATCAATTACTTGACCTGTGTTGTTTGTAGTATCACATACGACTCTAAAGTCTGTAACACCACGTCTTCCTTTTACATCTCTTAAGAATGGCTCAAGAAGATTTCTAAATTGAGCTCTAGTAAACTCATCGTTGAATTCGAAAAGTTGTCCTTTAGCTGCAGTCGCGACTGCTTTTTCAATTACAATGAATAATCTTCTTACGTTGATTCTATCAAATGCACTTGGCTTGCTCAATAATGTTTTGTCTCCAAATAACATTGTACCTTGTCCAGGGAAAGAAACGAGAGGATTAACTCTTGCTTTGTAAAGCGTGTCTCTATCAGCCTTAGTAGGATTATATGCTAATTTAGTAACTCCGAAAAGTTGACCTCTTGTTGTACCGGCTGGCGAGAACCAAGCTCCGGCAACGTTATCTGTGTTCGCACAAAGACCAGCACAAAGCCCTGAAGCTCCTAACCACCTGTATACGTCGCTATATTTATCATAAACATAAACAGCGCCAGAATCTGTTGAAGCATAAGAAGTTGATGCAAGTGTATCAGCCCAAGCTTTTACGTCTGCAGCAGGACTTGAAGTACCAACCGAGTTTTCGATCGGCGGAGATACAAAAGCCATACAATCTTTTCTAGCTTCACATATGGAAATTAGTTTATCTGCAATATATTTTTCGCCGTCGGCGTCTGGATATGCAAACAACAAGTTAACATCAACTGTTTCAGCATCTGCTAAGAAGTCTAATGCAGTACCAATCTCTGAGTAAGTTGGCGCATTATCGTCAGTTCCATTCACAAGGTCGAACTCGATCACTGTACTGATAGTGGTAAAAGTCGTATTTGCAGTCACGTCACCGATAACATCTCCAGCATCGGTCAATCCAGTCGGAACTAAATTTGAGTAGACGTACTTAGATGTTCTGTTAATTACTTCTTTATAGTAATTGGATGTTCCATCAGGCTTTTTAGAATCTGAGGCCTGAGAAACGAGTTGGAAAGTTTCTAGAACTGATCCAGCTACTCCAGTCCACTCCCCTAGTACATCAACGACTGCGATATTCATCTCGTCTGCTGCAACAGTGAATGATGATGCCGCGGCAGTATCGGATGTTCCTGGAGCTACGTCAAAGGCCGCTTGAACGCCGGAGGGTAATAGTGCGTGTGAAGCCGCATTTGTTGCGACTAAGACCTGTAAAGAATTACCTAATTTTCCGGGATATCTTGCGTGAAATGTCCCAGTAGCAATAGATTGACCTTCAAAGTCTTCTAAATTGTTAATAAGTTGTGCAGTTCCGTCGGTCGCGTTTTTTTGACCGTCAGTTGCTGCTCGTACTACTTTTAGTGCGTTACCATACTTTAAGAATGATGCTGCAGTTAAAAAGTATTTTGCTGTATTGTCGTCCGGTGCTCCGAAGATACTTGCTAGTTCTGTTTCTGAACCAACCGTTTTAACTTCGTTTACTGGACCCCAATTAAAAGCGCCTGCGAATCCACCAATACTGGTTGAGACTGCAGGTATTACGCCCGATGCGTCAATTTCATTGACTTGGACGCCTGGTGATACTTGAAATGCCATTTTTTTGTCCTCTCAATTTGAGTTATTAATAAGTTTTCATAATACGGTTATGTTCAATCAGTATTATTTATATAAATAAAGTTTTAAAGGTGTTCAACCTCAAACCATACATTACCTTCTCCATCGCCTTTTCCATCAGCGACACTACTACGTCCGTCATTAATAATTCCAAACGGCAATAAATCATCGTGTATTGCCTGTAATTGTTCTTTATACAACATGTTTTTCATGTCGATATTTGTTATTCCCTGAAATATATCAGTTGTTGTAAACCATGCGAATAATACTAAATTCATTACTAAGTCGTCATGATTAGGAGCTTGTGCTTCAAACGAGTTGCCTCTTGCAACAAACGTGCACATTTCTTCAATAGTATTAGCATCAACAATGTGAAGCTTTTTTTGTCCTATCAAATCTTTAAATGTAGAACAACCTATTCTTTTTACTCGTCTTGTCATTGTTGCACCAATCGCATTTGCCTTAACCTGCGATTCTACAAACATATTTTCGTATTCTAAATCATAATATAATCCATTACAAACTACTGCACCTTGGTCATTAGATTCTACTATAATATACGCTTCGTTATATAGTTTAGCATATTTGTAGCACATATCAGGTAATAGCATTGGTGATATATTATTATCTCTAAACACACAAACCTGTTTAAACGGGTTTACTGAAGTATCTATAACAGTAAATGTGCTGTAATCCTGGCCTCTTCCCTTAGACACATCGACTGTCATTACATATTGATGATCCTCAATGGCCCTTTCATAAATGTAAAGATTTTCATTCCACGTCATAGGCCTTAAAGACTTTTGCGCGAGTAAATCACTCGCATCAATTAAAGTATTACCTCTACCGTGAAAGTTATTACCAAATTCTTGGTCAAACTGCAACTCTGACGTATTAGCAATTGTTTGTCTTTTCCACTCGTCATCTCTTCCAGGAACATCCCACCAATCAACTCTAAAAGCTTTATATTCGTTTGTGTATGTAGTAGCACCTTCCCAGATTCTATGAAATACATTACCAATACCGTTTGCCGTAGAAGTAATAATAACCTTTGTATCTTTACCAGATGAAACAACTGGATAAGTCGAAGTATAAAACTGTGCATCGTTTTCTACAAAAGCAAACTCATCTAGGAACAATAAGTTAATAGACAAACCACGAATAGAGCTACCAGAAGTAGCCGATGCAATAATCTTAGAGTTATTACTGAATTCAATAGATCCTTTATTTAGTGCCTTACATCCTGGCTGCAAAAAGAACGGTAAATTTTCCAACATCAACGTAATACGAGCTAGCATCTCTCTTGCAGTAGAACCCTTATTCGCAAGAATAGCAATTGTTTTCTCTGGATGAAAGCATGCGTACCAAAGCAAATATGCAACAGCCGATATAGACTTACCAGACTGTCTACATGCTAAAATAACAGAAAACCTATTATCATTAAAATGTTTGAACATATTCTTTTGATAAGGATATAGTTTAAACGGAACTAAACCATCATCTAGTGATATTACCTTCAAATAGTTTATAGCGAAATATGAAGGATCCATCATGCATTGACGATACTCCTTTATTTCTTCTTCGCTAAACTGGCTCTCTACGCCATCCTTCTTTACATTAGGATTACCTAGGTAACCTTCATGCTCATTCTTCGGGCGTGGCATCTATTACCTTCTTTTGTTCTTTGTCATGCTTCATAAATAATCTTTGCAGATCAGTAGTACTACCAACAAATAAGTTATTATTAGTAACTTCTTTCTTATTCTTACTTCCGTCCGTCAAGTCTCTATGATCTTTTTGTAGGTCCATAAGTTTATCGGTGACATCTCCAATATCCTTTATGGCTTTAGATAGAACCTCAAACGCTCTTGGGTGTTCTGATTCTCTGGCAAGCTCTGCAAGTACATCTAATGACCGTACTCCAGTTTCAATAAGATCTTTATATGTTTTCCTAGAAAACTCATAATCGTCTTTTATCTCCTTTTGCGATTTAGTAGTCTCGGGTTTTGGAGCTTTTTTTTCAGGCAAGTTCTTATTCAGGCTTTCCTGCATTTTCTCTAATTTATCCATAATGTACCTATGTTATACTTACGTTAACAGTATAGTTATCATCCTCGTCTGCATCAGCAGGAGTTATCGTAAAATCCATATTTTCTAGAATGTTTGATCCACCAGCATCAGCATTAAAATCTAAGTTAATTTCTCTAATAACACCTTGATCTGCAGTAGGTCCAAAATACTTCATCTTCATAACAAAGTCGAATTGGTATATCAAAGCTCTACGAGTTTGAAAATCTCCCTCGTAATCATCTTGAATAGTAACTGCGTTTAATATAATAGGAACATCCTGTTTATAATCAAAGCCAGTTACAGGATTAATTGTTACCGTATATTCAGGCTGAAAATATGGAAGTATTTGTTCCATGATCTGCAAACCGTCATCTTGATTCTTGGCCATAGCAAATAGTGACATATTAATATTATACGCTACGGCTTGTTTAATTGTTTTCTTTTTAGTAGAATCAGTCGCATGATTTTCTACTATCTGATTTCTCTTTGCCAACTTCTGGGTGGAATCAATATCCATAGAAGTTATTTCAAATCCCATTCTAGGCAACTTGATGGCCATTGTCGCATCCTGCCCAGTCGGCGTATCTAGTCTAGATAAGAATTTTTGTTTAGGTCCATATGCTAATGGCACTTTGATCTGATTTAATACATTACCAGAACCGTCTTGCCTAATAACGCTAATATTATTAAATATAGTACCAAATAAAGCTACTGCCTTTCGTGTTGTTGCGTGGTAAAAGTGAGTTCCAAACATTAGTATGTCTCCGACGCGTCGCCAAACGGATTAGTTTCTGTAAAGTCTAAGAACCCATCGGCTTCTACTTCAAACGCATAGTTTTCAGCTTGATCGTCACTTGGGAATGCTTCCTCATCAGCTACGTTGTTTATATCTGTAATATAACAAGTGCTAGTTGATTCTGATCCAATCAGTCCCACGGTTGGAGATACAAAAAAGTCCTTTGCGTCCGTACTTCCGGTCACCCCTATATTTGATACCGATATAGTAGCAGCGATATCTGAGGTTTTAGTAAGTGTCTGAATTTCTCCATATACACTTACAGCTGGGGTTGTGCTAATAATCTGAGTTACAATTTCACCCTGTTTAAAGTGATTTCCACCAGAAACAGTTACTGTCATACCAACCTGATATGATTGCTGGCCTTGAACAACGTCGATTGCATCAACTCCAGTTTCAAAGTCCTCTTCGTTATACTCAAACAAGCTACACTGCATTTTATATACAGGAAGATTAGACAACTGATAAAACGGCTGTTCATCTTCAACAAATGATATCTCAAAGAAACTATTAGACATTGGTAGAAATATTAAATCACCTTCTTGAGGTTTATTGCTATCTACTGCATTATTCCAAATACCAACTAAATTTTGCCATTGTCGCCTAGAAATAATAAAGGTTGCTTCGTCTCTAATCTCAAGACCAAATTTTTGATACAGATCACCCGCACCTTCAAATCCATCAGTGTTTTCAATGTAAGCCTCAATAAGATACGCATCATCAAACTTAGATGCGCGATCTTCGCCTAGTATGTCGTCTCTAGATACTAAAGCCCTAGGAATGTAATATACATCCTGTCCGAAAATTTTAAGAGATTCAATGATTAAATCTTCATATAAATTTTGTTCTGACTTTACAGCCTGAGAGAAATATACACTTCGTGGCATATTTTACCCCGTATAGAAGTCAACTGGTTGTTCCCAGTTTAATCTGACTTCTTCATTTAATTTTTCTATTTCTTCCTTAGCATCTTCTAAAATCTGTCGGCCGTTAAACGTAACGCCGCCGGGCATTACCATACCTTCAAATTTAGAAAGATTGACGCCCCATTGCATTTTAATTAACGCAGTTAGGTATCTCTTTAAAAAATAATCGTTGTATACATCAGTATAAGTGTTTGGATCTAATATTCTATAACACTCAATAATAATATATTCGTCAACCTCGACTTCTTTAGACCAATCCATATCTATTCTTAATTGGTTTTTATGTCGATCAAAGCTAATATGTTTTGTGTCAGAATCCATAATAAGATCTAACATAGATAACCACTGTTGAGCCATTTCGTATTCTACCAGGGATCCCATATAGCCAAGAGAATACATGTCATTTAAATGCATCTGATATTGAATATCAAACATATTATGACCGCCGCTTTCTCTTAGTGGAAAAATCTGAATGACATCAGTTACTAAATCCGGTATAGTTAAATACCCATTAGTAATATCATCAGCCGTTACCTGGTGCTTTAGAAAAACCTTTTCGATAGAATCGGCATGATAGTGCTGATAAAACTGTAAAGCCTCATCAACTCTATCTTCAACCTGGTCATCGTCTACATTAATTTCAACAACGGGCGCGCCTAATGCTCTTAAGCAATAGTCTATTAATGTTTGTCTTGAATTAGGTTTAGCCATTTTTAAATCCTTTGATTAAGATGATACCACGCCAACTGCGATTTTATGTCCAACGCCAGCTGCAACTTCAGCAATTCTAGCGTCAGTAGCATCAGAATCGTAAGTAGTGCCATCAGCTTCAAAACATACATTAACCATTCTTGTGTGAGTGATTGCTGGATTGTCTGAAGTGAACGTTACTTCAATATCTCTAACACCCGTTACAGTTTCGTTAATAGTTTCACCTTCATTTTCTGGATCGGGGCTTGTTTGCACTCGAGTCCCATCGAAAGTTTCGTTTTTAGTATACGTAATTGCCATTTTATTCTCCTGCCCATGGAAGATCTGGTTCTGCTACCGGTGATACAAGAGCGTCGATTTGTTTTTGAATTACACCATTAACGTG